AGGACAATCTACAAGTTTTGTCATTATTTTTGTTAATGAAACTGCCTTAAACAAATGAGCTTCATCACCTATCACAGCACCAAACTGAGCAAAAAACTCTTTAGGTAGTTTATATAAAGATTGCCAAGTAGATATTAATACAGGTTTACTTTCATCTATTTCATAACCATGGTATTTTCTAGTGATTATATTATCTACATCACAACCGTATTCTTTAAAATCTTTGTATAACTGCTCTACTAGTGAAGTTGTAGGCACTATGATTAATACTTTTTTACCTTTAGGTAATACATCACCACCTTCTTTTGAATTTGATGTTTTCATCAAAAAATATTTTACTAACAGATATGAGATTAGTGATTTACCAGAGGCAGTAGGCGACAGCAATAAACATCTCTTTTTATTTAATGAATGCTTAAAAGCCTTTTGTTGATAATCTCTTGGTTTAATAGATAACTTAAATTGTTCAAACAAAGAATCCACATCAGCGTTAACAAAAGCTCCTGGTGTAGAATGTAGATCATAAGGTCGATCTACCTCTATATTATTCTTTTTACAATAATCAGTTAAGTATTCTAATAGACCTACATAGAGTTGTCCTGTAGCGTAAGAATATAATCTTATCTTACCATCCCAAACTCTGTTTCTATATTGTGGAGTAAATTTGTATCCGGGTACTTCGAATGAAAAATAGTCTGATAACTCTCTTCTAATATCAGCGTCAGCTTCTATTTGAAGATATACATCATTAACTTTTCTTATCTTTATTGTCGCTGTCATTTTTTTTACCATCAGGATCATATTTTCTATGACCGTATTTTACAGGATCAATACCCTCTTTTTTTAGTCTAACATCAATTAAACTATCATGTACTGCTTTTACCTGTTTTCTTCTTTCGGGATTTACAAAATCACCTGGTAGAGCGACAAAAGGCCTTGTATCATATTTTGTTAATTTACCATACGGGCCTTCTAAATTATTATAATGTAAAAATACTTGGCAGTGATTTCTGCCTTCAAATGGTTCTCTCCAGTGATCTATTAACGCACCTCTGTAAATAATCATATCACCTGGTTCCATGTGTACGGGTTTACCTGGTAAACCTTTATATGAACCAGTCTCTTCTACAAACATCGGCCAATTATAATTCTTGTCTTTTATGTCTCCTAAATCATAACCCAAACATAATGTTGTTGATATTTCACAACTAGGTCTGTCTTTATGTCTATGTAATACATCGCCGTTTTTGTATAATCTCCAATAACTATAAGTGGGTTGTAGTTTTATATCTGTATTCTTTTCCATGCCTTTTTGAGCATATAACAATAGTGCTTCCATTACGGGATCAGCATATCGTTTAAAAGTATTAGGCACTTGCGTGTCACCAAATGAGCCATGCAAGTCTTCATCATATTTAGGAAACTTTGTTTTTACCATTACATCAGCTGCAAGAACATATGTCTTACCATAATGATATAAGAAGTCAGCAAGACTCTTAGGAATAAACTGTTTTATCAATAGATAATTATGTTTATTAAAAAATTCTATATTTTTTTGTGTGTTCATATAACTATTTATGGCTTATTTAAAAGGGGGTCCTAGTGTCCACAACACTAACGAATATCTAGTACCTTTGGTGACAGGTGTAACCTGGTGCATTAAGAAACTAGGGAATACAATAATACTTCCTTGTTCTCTTGCCTCTTTTATTGTATGATACCTTTTAGCAGAGTGAGTACCAAAGTCAAATCTTAGGTCACCACCTTTATAATTTGTCTTATCTGTTAAGTTAATAGTCACTGATATTTTTCTATTCAACCCAACCATAAAGTCATTATCAGTTAAACCTTCAGAAAACCTACCAAATTTATTTTTTTTACTAATTCCTGGTATTGCTTTCCTATAACTACCAAAGTGATCTGATCTACCATCAGTATGCCAACCATAGAAACCACCTGGTTTATAAACTGTAAATTGAAACATCTCACTATCTTTTAAATCAAAGTTCCAACCTGCGTCTTTGTTTGCTGTATGCACTTTAGGCATAATAAGATCATACATCCACTTTTCACTTAACCATGACGTATAACTATCTCTTACATATGCACTATTTAAGTTAACACCTTTTTTCTTTGCTCCACGTGGTGTCAAACTACCTAATGCAGATTTTAAATTTTCGTCTGTTCCTTTTTCTTTACTACCATATGTTGTTGCAACAATACTTTTAGGGTCTTGTAGTTTTGATACGTTCATAGTTGTTAAACCATGCTGTATTATTCTCTGACAATTTTCTTTAGAGATAGCACCTGGAAATGTGTAATAGTTATGTTTTAAAATCATTAAATAACTCCACTAGTAAACTTACGCCATTCGATTGCATTTTTAATTTGAAATGTTCTATTAGTTATAATACGAATAGTCTTTTCCAAATAATCTACAACACTTTGAACATAGGTTACCTTTTGTTCAATTCTAATTATATCTTCATCTGACTTTAAATATTTATCCACATCTTGTTTTAGTATTTTAAGATTGAATGGTTTTACTTGATAAACAGACGGTGCAGATTTACCTGTATAATACTCCCATTTTTCTCTAACTAATCTATCTCTTTCACCTTCAGTCTTCTTTAAAAGATGGATAAATTTAGTATGAAACTTTGAATATTTGTTATGTAATTGTGGTATCTTTAGTGATTCTAAATCTAATTCAGTATCATTAATTTTTAAATCTTTATCGGCTAGTTCTTGTAGTTCTTCTAATGTCATATCACTCCAGTTCTTTTATAATCTCATTATATATTATAACACCTTTTCTTTAAAAAGTCAAGGTTATGTAGTAGTTTCTACGGTTGTGCTTGATGACACACCTGCAAATTCGTATATCTTATATGCGAAACTGACCGTAGCGCTTAAATATTGTATATCTGTTTCTTGTTGATTGTAATCTAATCCCGATAATGATATAGGGTATAAATCCCTAAATCTAACTTCGAGGTTCTTCGTATTTTTACTAGTTAGGACTGACAAGGTTGCGTCAGAATAGAGTCCTCCGTCATCTTGTACTGCTTTAGACACTTTTCCTAATTCTTTACTTATACCGACATTTGAGGTAGTAGGAAATCTATCACTACCTGCGTTTTGTAAATTTCTAAATTGTAAGTGATCTTTAGGGAAACCTAGACCTGTTAACCAACCATGTATCTCTCTATAATTTTCTAAATTTTCATCTACTAAAAATGATATTGTAAGATTGTCATAATCTAGTTTATCACCAGGTAATGGCACATCTTTAAGAGGTGTGGGTTGACTTGCTTGACCTAGTGAGATACCAGGTATATTTGCAGCCGTACAAAAATACTCTACTTTAGGTAGTTTAATTATACTAAACTTAAACTTTGTAGGTTCAGCATAATCTAACTTATCTGGTTGTCTATTGTACGAGTCTAAAATAGTCATACTACTATTTATCTGTTTGTTTATCTACTTCTTCCCATTCTTTTGTTTGGGCTTCTTGTTTTAAGTTCTTCTCGTTATCTGTTAAAACACTTTGTTTTTCAGCTGCTTCATCTAGTCTTTTTTCTACGTTATCTAATGCGTTGGGTTTTTGTAGATAATTAAGACCATATGCTAATAGTCCTATGAAAGAACCTATTAATATGATACCTGTAATTGCTTTGATGATTGTTTTCATACTTTTATTTATGCGCTTAAAAAAGGGCGACACTAGGCCGCCCTTTTAAATTTCTTACGAAAAAGTAAGATTACATTATGTTTGTAACCTGTACTCTTCTGTAATATCTGTTTGAGTTGATGTTACCAACACCGTCAGCAGTGATTGCACCACCAGCAGCAGCACCAGCAAAAGGATTCGCAACTAAACCGTATCTAGTTTTGAAACCAATTTTTGGTTGGAAGGTATCTTGACCAACTGCTCTTACCATTTGTAGAGGTACATACGGACAATAGAATAATCCAGCGTCGTATGGACTTGTACCTTTGTAACCAACAACATAGTATTGTTTACTAGGTGAAGCATTTGACGCAAGGTTTGACGCATAAGGGTCAATGTATACTTTGTATCTGCCGTTTAATACGCCAGCAAAAGTGTTACCTGTGTCATCTACATTAAGGTTGTTATTAAGAGCAGGTGTGTAATCTAAAACACCAGCCATTTGCAACGCACTAGCAACGTCTGAAGAACAGATAATTATATTACCTTTTCCTCTTCTTGTTCTTTGTGCGATTGTGTTAGCGTCTCTCTCAACTTGGAACATTAGACCTTTGAATCTCTCAACTGACCATCTACCATTTGAGTCAGTATCTAAATCGAAGATACCAGCACTTGTAGTGTTGATTGCAGCGTTTGAGTTATCATTGTCAGCAGCACCAGCTTCAGCAGTTCTGTAGATTGTTCTTACTACTTCTCTGTTGATTTCCGCAAGGATCTCAGCAGATAAGATGTTTGACAATTCTGTCTCTGCGTCTAATCCGTGTATTGCTTTAAGGTCTTGTGCTAATTCCATCGTGTACTCTGCTTTAAGAGCTCTTGACTTTGCAGTCACAGTAGACTTCTCAATTGAGAATGCCATTTCAGCAAACTGATTACCAGAGTCTTCCCCTAGTTTTTCAGCCGCAGCTGTTGACATACCTGTACCAGTTGTGTAACCAGTAGAAGTACCGATAGAGTCGTTAAGCACAGCCGGGTTTTCACCCGCATGAGCCGTTGAAGAATAACCATCCACAGATGATCCAGCAGCATTTCTGCCTGAAAAATCTGTATCTGCTTCATCAAAAAGAGCTTCTCCACCTGCTTGCGTTGAGAATCTACTTCTCATTGCAAATATCAAGCCTGTAGGACCTGACATAGGTTGAACGCCTGCAATATCGTAAGCGATAAGGTTAGGCATTGCTCTTCTTACTAAAGAGATAAGGATAGGATTCCAGTTTTGAATAGAAGAACCAGTTGCGTTAGCAGGTGCAGCTTCCGATAAGAAAGCAGCGTCTTCTTTTAACGACTTCTCTTGGTTTTCTAGTATTACAGATGTGACTGCTCTTTTGTATGAATCCTCGATTTTTGGTAAATCAGGATGATCCAAAACAGGCTGCCATTTCTGTTGTACATTTTCTGATAAAAACATTGTTCTATCTCTCCTTATTAAAGTTAATTAACTTTTTATTTTTTATTAGTTATTTTACTAATAGCAGCGGCATATGCAGCCATAGAGCCAGATAAATCTGACACAGGTTTGTCTGCCACATCATTAGTTTCGTCTTCACCCACTACTTTTTTCTTTGGAAAGTATGACTCTTTTACTGTCTCTACTTTCGTTCTGAAATCTGCAGCGTCTTTATATTCAATACTATCTGCTAATCCTTTAAACTTTTCCTTTTCAGTTTCAGCAAGATCACTTGCAACATCTACTAGAATTTCATCTCTAGCAAACTCACCGATTTTTTGGTTAAGTTCAATTGATTCATCCATTGATTCGTTAAGTTTTGATTTTAACTCTTCAATTTCAGCAGCTTGATTCTCAATTACATTGTACTTCTCTTCTGGAATTTCAATGTAGTGAGACTCAAATAAGTTTTTAAGACCGCCGATAAAATCTTCAGCTATCTCGGTTCTTAAACCTTTTTCTATCGCAAGTTCATTTTCTTTCGTCCATTCACTTACAACATAGTTTAGATAAGCGTCAACTTTTTCTACGATTTCAGATTTAACTTCTTCAGTTTTCTCTTCAACCTTAGTTTCGTATTCACTTTCTAATTTCTCAATTTCTTCGACAAGTTTTGCACGAACAGCAGATTCAAAAATTGTTGCAGCTTTTTGTTTAAACTCTTCTGATAAATCTTCATCAGCAGTTAAAGCCTTAACATCTTCTTTCATGTTCATGTCTTTTACTTTTTCTTTAGCAGTTTTCTTTTCATCATCATGTTGCATTTCTTTTTTCATTTCTTTTTCTTTATCTTCTGCTTCAGACATTTTTTTCTTCTCGTCTTCTTTTTCTTCTTTTTTCTCTTTGTCATCTTTATGATCTTCAGCTTCGTTCATATCTTTTTCTTTGTCAACTTGAGCTTTAAGTTCTTTCGTCTTGTCTTCCATCTCTTGTTTCATTTTTTCGATTTCAGCTTTAATCATTTCAGACTTCTTGTCTTCAGTTTCCTTAACATCTTTTTTCTCATCTTCTTTTTCTTCTTTTTTATCATTTTTCTTGTCAAGGTACTTTTTAAGACCAGCAGGCATTTCGCCTTCTTTCATGTCTTCTTTTTTCTTGTCTTCGTCTGATTCTTTTTTTACTTCTTTTTCTTTATCTGACATTTCTTTAACTTCTTTTTCTTTATCTTCAGTTTCTTTTTTCATGTCATTTTCATAAGAAGCGTTCATATCTTTTTTAGGTTCAGCCTCTGCCTTTAAAGATTGCATACTATCTGGAGCGCCTGCACTTTTTTGTTGTGGGTCACCAGTAATGTGGTTTACCCCTTGTGCGAAATCTATTTTACCATCCGTTGGTGAAGTAATTGCTTTTGTAATTACATTCTGAATAGTACTTTGTAGCGATTTAGGTGCTTCAGCTGGTGCAGCGTTCTTTTTCGGTAAGTCTGCTTGAGTGTTCTCAGCCATTTGCTTTGTTCCTTATTAGTTATAGTTAGTTCAATACTACTGACCTATTGATTTTACAATAATGTCAAGTAATATTTATAAAATTAAAGATTTTTGATAAACGATTCGAACACTTTTGCCTGTTTTACAGAAAGTTCGTGTTTTTTTGCGTTTGACATCTCTAACTTTAATCGGTGTATCTCTTGCTCTTGTATTATACCATTATCCCATACCCACTCTTTGCCTTCCATTATACCTTCTACAAAGGCCTCTGGAGCACTAGGATCTGCGACTATATCAGCCGCGGTTGCAAGATAAAAATCATTTGATACTACATTAGCGCCGCCTCTATTATTCAATGTTCCCATACCTCTACTTGAAACGCCTAACTTAGCACCTTCATCTATTAAGTTCTTCACTATTTTTCCATAAGGTGTGTCTAATATCTTAGCCTCACCAATAAAGTTATTGCCATCTGGATAGAGAGCCTTGATCATGTGCGATACTCTTTCTAAATTAACTGTTGGTCCGTCTGGATGACCGAGTTCGCCAAAGGCTCTGCTTTTGTTAATAAATTCTCTATTATATCTACCGACTTCTCTTTCCAAAATATCTTTAGGATATACACGACCGTTCTTATTTTTCATCTCGGCCTGCATGAAAATACCCTTAATTTTGTAGTCTTTTTTACCGTTGTTTTGCTCAACGATATATTCTGCGTTTTGGATTTCTTCGGTAATTAACTTCATGTCTATCTCTCGTTAATTATATTTATACAAATTGCTATCTAAACTCCACAACAATAGTGTAATTATCCCCATTTGCAAAGTTCTTCGTTGAAAGAAGAATATCACCTGTAGGAGTAGTTGCGTTGTTTGTAATCTCATTTCCATCTGTTCGTAAGTCCCAATAACCTTGACCAGATAAGAAAACTGCACTAGCATTTGTTGCGCCTGCCCACAATATTTCAACACCAGACTTTGTGTCTGAAGTATTTACTGACCAATAAATTTTACTAATCTTTCTATTGCCATCTTCAGACATAAAAGTAGTGTTTGAAGCGTCAACTTTTGTGACTAGATTTTCACCTGTGCCGTCTGAAAAATTAGTAAATTTACCTGTGAATTTTACACCACTAGTGTCTGTAATTGTTAAACTTGAAACTATATCAGCCATTTGTAAAACCTTTTTCTTTTCTAAATTCTATTAATATATTATATTTTGATACATTACTATCTGTTGACAATAATATGTCACCTGTAGGATTAATTAAAGTTGCACCTGTATCACCTTGTTTTATTTTAGGTTCGTCTTTTTTTAATCCATAATTACCACGACCACTAAAAGTCGTTGCAATTTCTTCGTTTGTTTGTGCGTCAAAAAATAAAGTAATTTTGCCTGTACCTAGTATCTCATGGTGTACACTTGCAATTGATACATTAGGACTTGCTGTTGCCTTATTTAACTTTGAAGCGTCTAACAATAATTCTTTGTCTTCATTACTACCACCATTTGCCTTTATGATAACTTTAAAATTATCATCTGCTAATGTCGTAGTAGTAATAGACATTATTAGTTACCAAAGCCAGCGGCCTTGACTAACTCTAAATAAACAAATCCGTCAGTACCAGTTGCTGGTGTTAATACTATATCTCCGTCAGTTGCATTACCGGCTAGTGTCGCACCATTTGTTATTGAGTGTGCGTCAAATTTACCAGTAGTACCACCTGCAAGATCAATAGCTTCTACTACACCTGAACCTGTAAAAGTAATTGCAACTTCTTTATCTAAACACCACTCTATTCTTTTAATGTCTAATCTATTACCAGAACCTGCAGCGTTTACTAATTCGCTTGCGTCAATGGTAACAGCAGAGCCGTGATCGTCTAAAGATACAAGTACTTTTGTTCCGAAAGCGTTATCTGTTAGTGTTCTATTTCTAACTGCCATTTTATCTCCTTAAAATTGTTAGTGTCTCTTTATCAAAATAATTCATTAATTCTCTATTACTAACATTATGTTTTTTTGCAGCTGCACTAACATTTTTTTCAAAATTAGCAACTGCGTTTTTGTCTGTTTCAATAGACTTATAAACCATATCAACAGCTCTTTTTACTTTAGGAGACAACTTATTATATTGCCTACTTCTCTTGTAGTCGTTACCTTCGTCTATTTTAGTTCGAAGATTACTGAGCGTTGTCGTCATTTGCTACCTCAATATTATCAGGTGTATCAACACCGACAACCGTATTTGGTGTTTCTGGTTGTTGATATAATGATGTAGCAGTATTCTGTTTTGCTGTGTCTAAAGCAGATGATACTTTGTCAGCCATTGCACCGTTAAATGCGTCTCTGGCTGTATTGTTATCACCTTTTGCTAAAGAGTCAACAAATTTATTTAAGTTTTCTTTTGTCATATCTATATTTATAACCTTTCTATTCGTTATTTTTTATATATACTAGTTTTTTAATATCTGCAAAGTAAACATACTCTAGTTTTGATCTCTTTAAAACGTCTATTGCGTCTTCTGGAGTTTCAACTAAAGTTTCTCCTGCAAGATTAAAAGAGGTATTCATTAGTAAAGGAATGCCAGTTTTATTTTTAAATTCTTTTAATATATCATATAATACTTGATTTTGTGAAGATTTAACCGTTTGTACTCTACAAGTTTTGTCCTCATGTATAACTGATTTTATTTTATCTTCTTGTTTTGATTCAACACCATACATCATAAAAGGACTTTCATTTATACCTGCCATATCAAACCAATCGTTTACATCTTCATGTAATATAGAACAAGCAAAAGGTCTAAATTTTTCTCTTTGTTTTACGGTGTTCATAATATCTTTACCGTTATGTATAGTAGGGTCTAATAGTAAACTTCTATTACCTAATGCTCTAGGTCCTGCTTCACAACCACCTTGATATAATGCAATAATATGTCCTTCTTTAATTAGGTTTACTACCTGATCTATTTGTACATCTACACCATTAATATTAGAATAATTATATCTATTACCTAAACAAATATTATCAATAGGTTGTGGTTTGTAACCGTGTCTTAATATTTCATATTGACCAATACCAATTGAGTTTCCTTCATCGCCACACATAGGTTCTGCGTAAAAATTTTTACTTTGAAATACTTTTTTAAGTTTGTAATTATTAACAACATTTAAAGCACAACCACCAGTTAGTACTATATTTGTTTCATTATCAATATGTTTATTTAAAAGTTTAATTTGTTCATCTTCAAAAAACTTTTGAGTATTAAAAGCAATGTTAAGATAATCATTATATTTTAAATTAGATTTAATTAATCCATTACCTAACATACTATCTCCTTTGAATTTAAAATAATCTTTGTCAAAATTTTTTATTCGATTATAAAGTTCTTCATCATATTGACCATATGCAGCTAATCCCATTAACTTACCTTCTTCATTGTCAAAACCACATATAGTTGACATATGAGAATATATCTCTCCCATACCAAGTTCATTTGATAATGTAAACTTTGTATTTTCATCTATTTCAAAGGGTAAACGATCCACACCTTTTAGAGCAAATAGAACACTATCAACTTCAGGTTTTACTTTCAAATCTTTTACATCTTCAGCGTTAGTATAAACGTATTTGTGAAGACATCTTAAATTATTATCTTTGAATTTGTAAACTGAAGCAGTTTCATATCCTACTTGACCATTACTTAAATTATATGAACAACCTCTACCATCAACTACAAAAACTAATCCTTCTTTAAAATTAGAAGATACGACTGCTTTAAAAGCATGAGCAAGATGATGAGATTTAAAATAATGATTTAACTGTGATTTTTTTCTATCTTTAAATAAATCAATGTGTTCAACATAATGTTTCAACTCCTCACTGCCTGCAAAATTATAACCTGTGCTTACAAGATTATCTATTTGTCCTACTCTTTTTTTAATATCATCTAAAACAAAAAAAGGTATTGAACCTGCACCTTTATTTTTGCTTAGTCTTTCTTCTTGTTGAAAGTATATAAGTTGATTATCTAAAAAGACAGCCGCTGAGGCTAAATGGTTTATTTGTACCGATAATGTAATCACAATTTAATATATTATTCAGGTTTATTATTTTGCGTATCTTGTTCAGAACCTTGTTCGTTTTGTATCTCTGCGTCTATTTCTTTTACTTCTTGTTCATTTTGATGAAGTATTTTAGTTCTAATATAATTGTTAGAATAATACTTACCAACATAACCTTCTAATGATTGAGCAAGTTGCACTCTCTCTTTCATCATCTCTGAATTTTTAAGTTCAGCAAAGTATCCGTCTTGTAAGAAATTAAAAAAGATTTTTTCTTTTATTTGATCCCAATCTTCTGGTGCGATTACACCTTTTAAGATTAATTGTGTTTTCAATAAGTCATGGAATAGAGTTGTAAATTTCTTTCTTAATCTACCTACAAATTTAGTAAACTTAACTTCATCTCTACTAATTTCTGCAGCTCTACCTAGATTAAATCCAGATCCACTTTCTAATCTACTGATAGGAACATTTAATGAACGATATAGTTTTCTTTGAAAGTATTCTATATCTGCAATCTCTCCTAGATTTTGACCACCAGGTAAAGTAGTAATTTCAGTACCTCTACCACCTTCTCTTCTAGGTAACCAGAAATCTTCTAGCATAGACATATAGTTTCTATCGTCTCTTATTTCACCTGTACTTGCGTCATATACAAGTTTATTTCTATATCTAGCCATAACATCTCTTAAATATTGTTCAGCCTTGATCTTAGGTAAATTACCTACATCAATA